CCGCTTTCCCATCGCTGGCCTGGAGATAGAACTGTTTGGTCCCGGTCCCGTCGTATCCGGCAATCTCCGTGCCGACGATCTCTATCCTGGCACCCGTGGAAGAACTCGAAATCCTGAACCTGCCGTCCAGGATGTAGATACCTGGCGTCTCCGTCGAGCCGGTATCGACGAGCGGCTGTTGGAGATTGAACACCTGTGCTACCTGCGATGCTGTCAAGATCTTGTCGAACACGCCCAGCTCGCAGATAGCCGCCCCACTCTGGTTAGCCCCGAGATAGTTGCTTCCGAGGTTCCATTGTTCGAGTACCGGCGCATCACAGGAGCCAGTATCGGTATCTTCCAGGACGCCATTCACGTACAGATTGTAGGAATCAGCAGTAAAGTCGAGCGTGACGATGATGTCCAGCCAGTCGCCCGCCTTGAAAGTCTGGGCAGAAGATACCAGGGATATTGTGTCCACACCGTCCAGGATGACAGCGTAGATTTTATCATCTGCGGGTGCGAAGTATATTGCGATGGCCTCCAGACCAGTATCTTTCGCAGCGTACATGAACGTCGAGACAGCCACCGGCCACGTGGCATCTGCATCATACACGGCCTGGACGACGAGGCGAATAGACAACGTGGCATTTTCGCTAATCAATGCCGCGTGCGCATCCAAGTTGATCTCGGTTACTGTCCGAATAGTGGTCGAAGCGAATGCCGTCCCAGTCCAGGCGTAGCCATATCCCATATCGCCAGCCGCGATGGTGGTAGCCACGCCCCCAAGTTCGATTTGGAAGGCGTCTATATAGATCGTGGCTCCGTCGTTGTTCGGACAGTAGACCATGACGTTGAAGTTGGCCCCAGCCCCATCGGTTGTTGAAGTCGTCTCGATGTGCTTCCAGCCAGTCGTGGTGTAGTCAACGTCGGTGGCATTTGTCCCCTTAAAGATTCTGACTCTGACTGTGGTATCCACGCTTTCGACGTAAATCCAGCCCGACCAGGAATATTCGGTCGAGTTCACCAACGCCGAAGGTACTGAGTAGATATACGGTATGGCTGCGCCGTTCACGAATACGCATTTCTGTGAACTGGTGCCGTGCCTGACCCTGGTCGTGCTCTCTGTACAGGTCAACGCGGCAGCAGTCCCGCCTTTCACCCAACTTGGTGCCAGGCCGGCGACGTAAGTACCACCCAATCGTGGATTCTTGAGCATACAGACCGTACCCTGCTCCATGATCAGCCCGCGCGTACCCAACCACATACCCTGCGTTTGGTGGAATGCCCCACTCATTGTAGCCGATTGCCCACGTAGAGAGCGCCATTCAGTTGGCGTGAGATAACAGTGCGGCCCGAGGAGGAGTAAGCCATCCGCCGTGTCGTACAGGAACTCGCCAATCTGCAACTGGTTCGCCTGAATGCGGTTGAACTGGCCCAGCGCGTTCCACGTCAGCGGCGGCACCGCCCCCCCGCTCGCCCCGATCTGACCGCTTCCGTCCACGTCGAGCTGAGCGCACAGCACAGGGTCAGCGTTGTAGCACTGGAGGCCATCGGTGCTATCCAGCACCACCCGCGCCCCGGCGGCAGCCGTGCGGATCGTCGCCCCGGTCACGACCCCCGCCGTGATCGTGCCCAGGTCGGCGGTGATCGCCGACAACTGCCCGACGGTGATCTTTTCCGCCGTCACTGCGCCGGCGGCCAATTTCGCAGTTGTGATGGACAGCGCCGCCAGGTGGTCCGACGCGATTTGTGATAGCGCCGCGCTGGTCTGTGCCGCCCAATCTCCCTCGTTGTCGGACGTATCCACCGCCCTGACCCGATACCAGAACGTGTCCTCCGCCGCGATCTCGGCATCGCTAAAGTCCTGGTCGATGTAGAAATTCAGCCGCGCCCGGTCGATGGTCGCCCAGGCCCCCGGAGCCCCCGCGACGTCTGGCGCGCGCTGGATTTCGTAATGCTTCAGATCCGCCTCGGTGTTGGCCGTCCAGTTGATGCCAATCAGCGTCCGGCTGGCGGCCACGACCAGCCCGGCCACCTGCGCCGGCGCGGTGGTGTCCGCCGCAGAAGTGAAGTTGTAGGCGGCCCCAACGCCGTAATCCCACGCACTGTCGTTCCCCACCCAATCGGTGGCCCTGACCCGCACATAGTACGTCGTGTTGCCCAGCAGGCCGATGAGTCGCTCGCGGCGCGGGCCATCCGCCGGATGATTGCGTGACATCACGTCGGTGGTGAAATCGCTTTGTATCGAGAGCTGTAGCTCGTAATGGTCCAGATCCGTGTCCGTCACCGCGCTCCAAGTGATCTCGGCGTACACGATCTGGTGCCCGTCGGCGTCCAGGTCCGTCCCGGTATTCACGTTGCCTGCACCAAGGGGGTTCGGCGCTGCCGGCGCATCGGTATCGAATATCGTGTCGTCTATCGAGGAGATGGCCCCCTCGGCCTGCCCGAGGCGCTCCAGCCAGACGCGGCCCGTGGTCAGCGCAGTGGCGATGCCCTCGCCGATCTCCAGCGCGTAGAACCGGTGCTCGCCGCGCCAGTATATCGTCAGCCTGCGCACTGTCAGCGTCTCGTCGAGCCCCCACGCCCCGCAGATCAGCCGCACGCTCATCCCCGCCCGGAGGCCAATCTTGCGGGTCACGACGTCGTACGCCACGCGCGGATTAGCCCATTTCTCCAGCAGCGCCGCCCCGCGTGTGTCCAGCCCGGCCTGTGTCGTGATGCGATTATCCACCACCACTGCTGGCCGCTCGCCGTATGCCGCCACACTGACCGCATCCTCGTACCAGTCTCGCACTTCCGTGCCGACGACCAGCACACGGTTGACGATCGTGCTGGCCGAGAGACGCTCTTTGAGGCTCTGGTACGGGAACGAATCCACCTCATCCGGGCTATCGGAGAGCCACCAGACGCATACGTTCGCCTCGGCGGCGAAATAGTGCAGCGCCATGGCCTCATCAACGTACCAGCGGCCACCGGTTCTGCTGCAGATGTCGGCCAGCGCCTGGCGCAGGCTCACGTCCTGGAACGTGATCGTCATACTGGCATCAAGCGTGGAGACGTAGGTCACTGCGTCGATGTCCGCGCGATAGCTGCCGAACAGGTCGGCGATGATCGCACTGTCGGCCTGTGCGCTGTAGGCCTCTTCGCCATCGACCACCGCCTCCTCGACCAGAATGTTATAGTCCTGGCACCGGATCGACATTCTGCGGCCAGGGAGGGCCAGCGACAGCAGATCGTAGTCGATGTCCACGACCTCGCCGGCGAACAGCGTCGTGCCGTTGTCGGTCACGGTCACTGCGTCGCGCGTCTGGATTCCGAGGCTAGAATCCAGGTCGTTCAATTTGAACGAGCAAACGGCGGTGAACTCCCCCGCCGCCTGTTCGATTCTCAGCGAATCCCGGTACAGATTCGTGGTCCGGTCCACGCCTCCGATCGTCAGTGTTTCCGCCATCAGGCCACCACCTTCTGCAAGCCGCGCAGGCTCAGCGTGCGGTCGATCTCCTCGGTGAGCCGGTAGATGTCCTCCTCGCTGCGCACGCTATCCGCGCCGAAATAGTTATTGATCTGGTAGCCGGCTCCGCCTCCTGCCGTGCCAACGTCCACCGCTTCCGTCGACGTCGCTGCCAGCATTCGGGCGCTCGTATCCTCGGCGGTGCTCACCAGGCTCGGCAGTGCGTACTCCATCCCCGCCCCGATGCCCTGGATGAACGGCACCCCGATTTGTTCCATCGCCGCGCGCGATGGGGAACCGATGCCCAAAAATCCCAGCGCCGCGTCCAACGCTGCCTGTGCCGCCGCGCGCGCCGCGTCTTTGATCGCATCCACGCCTGCGGTGATGCCACGCGCTATACCCTGGATGATACCCTTGCCCACCGCACCCCAGTCGGTGTTGTTGAAAAAGTTCCTGATCGCATCCCAGGCGGTTTCGCCGAGCGCCTTGATCTTGGCCCAGACCTCGTCCCACACCTGGCGCAATTTTTCGCCGAACCCGCGCCAGTCGCCCTCGAATGCCAGCTCGAACGCCTGGAACACGCCGGCGAACTGCGCCCCGAACCAGGTGAACACCGCGACTGCCGTCTCCCAGATCTCGCGCGCCTTCGCCATGATCGCGTCGCCGTGTTCGGCCCACCAGGCGGTGATTTTTTCGAGCGTGTCGAGGACGAACGTGCGCAGGCCGAGAAAGTCGCTCTCCCACGCCGCGCGCAGTGCGGCCACGATCGCCACCGCCGCGACGAACACCGCGATGACGGGAGCCGCCGCCGTGACCACGCTCCATAGCGCCGGCAGCACCACCGCTGCAATCGCCGCTCCCAGCGCGACGAGCACATCCTGCAGCTCCACGTTCTGGCTAATCCATTCCATCACTGGCGCGAGGAACTCGGAGAGGCGATTGCCGAATTCGGCAATCGTATCCACCACGTCAAAGATCCGCGCCGTGACCTCCTCGCCGAAGGCCATCTCCAGCGCACCACGCAATGCCTCCAGGGGAGTATCCC